GCTCACATCGTCCTGTCTCTCCATAGCGAACCTTAGCTGCACGTATTTCAATTATATTATCTTGTGCCTTATCAGGCTTTACCTTGTGAGGGTAAAAGACAAAGAATACATTCTCTGCCACTTGTTCAATTGCTCCACTCTCTGCCAAATCTGATAGCTGTGGTATAGGGTCATTCCTTGTTTCGATTGCCCTATTAAGTTGAGATGCAAGTACAACGGCACATTTATTTTCTTTTGCCACCCACTTGTAATCATTTACAAGTTGTTCTAATTGCAATCTTCTTTGGTCAAATTTACCATGAGGTTGTATAAGCTGGAGGTAGTCATCGAAAACCACATCAGGCTTAAACTTCCGTATCTCACTTGCCGTATTTGAGAAGTCTCTTATGTGGTCGAACATGACGAACTTTTCCTTTGCATACCAATCCGTCATCTTATCTTTTATGTACTCAAGTTCTTGAAGGTCGCTCTGTTCAAAAATGCCTTTTCGAACCATCCCATATGATAACTTACCTGATTCAAGGGTGAGGAGTTTCTTCAGTAGTTCGCTATTTGGTAATTCCCTACTAAAGAAGGCTATACGGAGTCCAGAGTGAATCATTCGTGATAGCAAGTTAATCATAAAGGTGGTCTTACCATGACCTGGGCGACCCCCAATAATTGTAATTTCTCCTTTTGTTAATCCACCTGCGAAGGCATCTAAACCATCGTAGCCTGTCTTAATCAAAAGTGACTCTTTGTCAGTGATAGAACTTATGGCAGAAAGCAGTTCTTTATCAATAGAAAAGTTCTCATCAGGCTTTAATTCTAATATTTGTCCAAGGTGTCTGTGTGCATCCTCAATTGCATCATAAACCTTTCCTGAATTATTTCTTGCAAGAGATTCAATTTTTTGAGCCTCTCCTAAAACTCTTCTTAACATATACTTCTCATACATTAGCTTTGCATGAGTCATATCTTTTACTCCTGTAGAACAAGCTGCTGCTGTGGTTGCATCCACTACATAAGATGATGTTACACCCTTCTCTCCATCATATGAGGTTAGTGCTGAAGTTACTGTAATAAGGCTTATAGGCTTATCCTCTCTTCGCATACCTCCAACCTTTTCCCATAAACGTCTTGCTCTACTCTGAACAAAAACATCCCCATTGGGGACGTATTGTGCAAGTTCATCAAAATCTTCTGGGTTATTTACTGCTTGACCAAGAACAATATTCTCAAGTCTCATCTCCGATTCCATTTAACTCCCTTTCAATTAACATACGTAAGTAAAACTCTGCCTTACGCAAGTCTACGACTCCGTTTTTATGTTTGTATCGTGTAACATACTTCACGATATTACCCTCAAGATAATCAAATTCACAGGCATTAATATAATCAATGCATTCAATCGCTCCTGATGTGTAGTGCTTTGGATGATTCACGAGGTCATCCACTTCTTTTTCTGTTATATCATTATGACCATTTTCTATATCCATTATTTCTCAAAGCTTTTATCGAATATTGCCGATAATTCTTCACCTACCTTTTGTGCATCTTTTATTGCATCCTCAAGATTCTGTGCTCCTGATAGCCTAACTTTTCTTCTTGCCAAGCTTTCTAGGGCACTTTTGAAGGTATGGTGATACGCAAACGATTTCCACCCTTTAGGACACCCTTTATTAACCTTCACTCTTTTTTGAATCATCCAACAATCACTATCTGTCTCTAGTGCATATTTCTCATCTATTTGTATAAACATTTATCTTTTCTCCTTTTTATATTCAAAGCCTACTTTACATTTAATTGTCGGCTTATGTCTCCGTTCCCTTGACTCTTTCATCTTTTTTTCTGACCATTCTTCAAGATGAGGAGTCCTCTGTATTTTATTCTTCAATCTTTCAATTCTTCTTGCCTTGCCACTAAGCCTGTTCTTAAGCATTTCCATTGCTTTTCTTTTTTCACGCTTCAGCTTATTCTTATATATTTTTGTTCTTCTGCTCAAAATAACTCTCTCTGTGCTACCCTATTTTTAATTATTTGTGCATACTCAGGGTTTAGTTCCACTCCAATCCATTTACGTCCTAATCTTTGAGCTACGTAGGCAGTTGTTCCACTTCCCATGAAAGGGTCAAGTACAACATCTCCTTTATCCGTGCCTGCGCCTATACACATCTTGGGTATCTCTTGTGGAAATACTGCAAAATGTGCCCCACTAAAAGACGCTGTATTAATTGTCCATACATCAGTTCTTCGCCTTGTAGGTTCAGCTATAGCTTTAGCATTAAATTTATACTTAGGTTTCTTTGTGAGCAAAAATATGTGCTCATGTGATTTAGCACATCTATCATTTACAGCTTCAGGGACTGGGTTGGGCTTTTGCCATATAATATCTTGCCTTAAATACCATCCCCTTTTTTGCAATGACAATGCCAACATCCAAGGAACACCTGATAGGTCTTTAGTCTTCAAATATGGGTGCTTAGGGGGAGCTTTTCTATTCTCCCTGAACTTGACTCCCGATTCATCATTATGTATTGAATTTCCACCATCCCAATGACCACCCTTTGCACCAAAATATGTATCTCCGATATTAAGCCATAACGTCCCATCATCTTTGAGTACACGATGCACCTCCATAAAGATTTCTGTTAACCTTATAACAAAATCTTCAGGGTGGTCTTCTTGTCCAAGTTGGTCAGGATTATCATAGTCACGCAAACCCCAATAAGGGGGTGAGGTTACGCAAGACTGTACTGACCCCTCCTCTAATTCTTTTAATTTATCAAGGCAGTTTCCTATCAATAACATATTTATCTTCCAATAATTTGATGTATCTATCCATTGTAGTTTTTATTAGGGTCGGGGATATCATCGTTCCATACTCTGTAAACTCTCCAATGCCGTCCATGAGTGTAATTATTCTTTCCTCATAGAAAGCCAATAGCCAATCATCATACTCTTCTACTGAGTTGAATCTGTCTCTAAATGCCATTTATCATCTCCTTTGTCATTGCCTGCAAGCACATTCAAAAATATATCATCGCTTACAGCATTGACGGAGAAAATAGGTGGCTCACCTCCTTGTACACCAAGAACATGAATTGGGTTTGTTTTATAGTAAACACCCCATCCTCGTTCATTTAGTATTGCTAGTATTTTCTCTGCATCCACAAGAAGCCTCCTTTCTATCATTTCTCTTGATTCTTTAGTATAGTTAATCTCTGCTTGACGCATCTCAGCATCAATCCGTTTTGCATATATCTCACCTGTTGAGGTAAAATACACATAGCCTAGTTCCTTACTTATCTCTATCATCAGACTTTAAATCAATCTGTTTTTTAATATACTTCTGAAAGCCCTTTTCGTCTTTCTTGTATTTAATGTATGTACCAAATATATTATCAAGTGCATCTACTTTTTGCTCTATAACCTGTAGATGCCTTATAAGATTCGATACTACTGTTTCTATATCTTTTTTAGTTGCCTTCTTTTTCAATCTCGTTCTCCTTCATAGCCCTTGACATTCCTTTTGTTCCATATGCTTCTTTGTAAGCACATTTTCTACAGACATCCATTACAGTATCTTGTAGTCCCGTAAAGGAAACAAGTGTTAGCTCGTACGGCTTACTTGTCGTCACCTTCTTGCACATCTGACATCGTCTTTGTTGCTTTGGTTGATTTTTTAACTGTTGTACTTTTATATTGCTTCGTATTATCAACCTTGCTCTCCTGTTCTGAAATCCAATTGATTATCTTTTCAAGAGCTGGTTCAATCCTCTCAATCCTTTGAATTATTTTTTGTATACTATTTTCCATATCTATGGCTCTACCCATTACTATCTCCTTTACATTTTTGGCAATCTTCTTTATTTAATCCGTAAGATGGCATATGACTATAAGTTATTATCTTCTTGCCTTTATAAGAGCAAAACTGTTCCCAAACCTTTTTGCATTTTGTGCATTTATATAGGGTATTATACTCTTTCCTTCGCTCATCCCTCTGCCTCTTTCTTTCCTTTTCATAATTAGTATCTCTTGGGTATCCAAGTATCCAATACCTTGATTCTTGATTCGTTATCATAATTGCCCTATAATTTAAATATTCTATATCATTTATCTAAGTCTTTTTTCTTTCGTAAAAATTAGAACAAGCTTACCAAAGAGTAAAGGACACTCATCATTACAACAGTTGCTATAATGAGAAGCCAAACCTCAATAGGTGTAAACATACTTAATAAGTCCCACTTATCTTCTTTTTCTTTTTTCACTTCTTCTCCTATTAGGGTATAGTATACCCTTGTATACCCATAGCCACAGGACTTGTTGTAGTTTTTTACAAGCAACTTACAGCCTTGTAATGTTAATGTGCGACAACATCATTGAGCACTCCTACTCTAGTTATCTTATGTGGTAAGCAATAATAAAATCACTTGTGCCTGTGGCTCTTTTGGGTAATTATTTAAGCAAGGTTCTTTTTACTATCTTTCCTTATCTTGTAAACAGTAACCTTACTGTAGCCTGTAATCTTGCAAATATTAGGAATACTTACTCCCAAAAAAAGCAAGAATCTTACAGCTAATCTTCTAAAACGGAATATCAGCATCAGGCTTTATCTCCTTTACTTCACCATCGCTCCAAGCCTTTACAAACTTAACTTCCTTTGGAGTAACCTCTTTACCATTCTTATTGGTGTATTTATTGCCTTCACCAACAACTGCGATAACAGGTTTCCCAAGCAAATCAGCATCCGTAAGGATTGGGAGTGACTTCACAACAACCTCTACGCCATCGATTGTTTTAGACTTAGTAGGTAGTTCTATTTGAAGTGCATCACAGAAATATGTAAATGACTTATTCCCTTCAGGATTAGCTTTGAATGTATCACCATCTTTAGGGACAAGGTATCTGAATACTCCTCTTGCACGGATTGTCTTTCCAACATACTCTTCTCCACCTGTATCATAGGTTGTATTTCCCCATGGATAAGTGTAGTTGTTTACTGAGTTCTCATCAGCAACCCTTACTTCAAAGTTATACACCATCGCTCTATGCGTTTTCTTATGTGTATCAACCTCACGAGTAGTTACTTTTGAGATATGCCCAAAATACTCACCATCAGCAAATGGAGTCCATTTAGGCTTTGGAGTTTTTACTAGTGCCTTTGCTATTTTTGTTGTATCTGCAGCGAAAAAATCATCATCACTGAATACGTCTTCTACGTTACTCATTTGTTACTTCCTTTATGCTATTTAGTTTACTTTCTAATTTAGCAACAGCCGTGCTAAAGTTGCCTTGATTGATTGAGTTTGAATCTATCCTACTATTTACAAGCTCTGTAAATGCATCATCCTCAATTTGTCTTAATAGAGAATCTATCTCTTTAAGTTGTTTACCATTCAATGAGTCAGCTTCGGGTAAATCCTCACCTCGAAATATATACAGACCCAACCCATGCAATGCAATTGCTTTTGCCAAACATCTTTGAATTGATGTGTTTATCTGGAAAGCATTTGGTTGCTCAAGTGTTTG